TAATTATGGAAGAATTTCATTCAGAAGAGAAATCTTTGAACAGTTAGGTGGGTATAATGAAGAATTTCAAGGAATGGGATATCAGGACACAGACATGCTTAATAGAATAAATAAACTTTACCCACATTCTATTTTTAATTTTTCTAATTTAGATTATAATAAGGCTATCGCAAATGACAAGAACCTTTCTATAGAAAATTTAAAGCCAGAAGAAAAGAAGAAGGGATTTTTTAATATAAATTCAGAGAACGAAGAGTTGTCTAAAAAAAATATAAAAGAGAATAATCTCATTTGTAACAATGGAATTTTCGGACAAAGAGATAACATAATGTACTATGACCTTGGCAAAAATAATTTTCATCCTATTTGTTCTTGACTTTTAAAAAAAAAATATCTATAATAAATAACTTGAAAGCATCGCCGACAGAGAAAAAGAAGATTATATCTAAGATTGTAATTATTCCAGACTATGAAAAAAGAAACTTCTGGAATAGAGAATTTAAGTTCTTAAATGATTTGTATAAAACATATTCAGACTTCAATTTCTGGAAGATTTTAAAATTTGATAAAAAGTACGAAAGTATGAATTATTTTTTCTGCGATCACGGAAAATACATTTTGCAAAAAAGATTTTTAGAATATAATTATATCATACCACAACCGAATCAAATAAAATTAGGAAAAAAAACAGGAAAAGACAAAGTTTTTCCTTTGAAAATAAAAAAAATAAAGGATGTATTTAAAGATGAGTGAAACATTAGAAAAAATAAATAAGTTTTTATCGCACAAAGATAATGAAAAATATCATTATAACAATTTTAAAGACGATGATTATAAAATATCTTCGGGAAGTCTAAATTTAGATTTAGCGTTAGGGGGTGGATTTCCTGCGGGAGCTCATAGATTTACTGGAATTAACGAGGGAGGCAAGACTAGTTGCGCACTAACTGTCGCCAAAAATTTTCAAGACCATTTCAAAAAGAATGGAATGATAATTTATATAAGAAGCGAGGGGAGGCTTGCTCCAGAAGTTATAGCAAGAAGTGGAATAAATACAGACGAAGAAAAGTTTTTTAAATTTGATTGTAATATATTTGAAAAGGTTTTTCAACTAATCAGAACTTTAGTCGAAGAAAATGACGAGGATAGAAGATACTTGTTTATCATAGACAGTGTTGACGCTTTGTGCAGAATGGGCGATTTTGACAAACCTTTCGATGAAAGCGAACAAGTTGCTGGAGGAGCTTTAGTAACATCTGTATTCCTAAAAAAAATGGTACTACCTATTACAAAAATGGGACACATGATGATTTTAACTTCCCAAGTTAGAGTGGAAGTTGCTGCAAACCCATATGCTTCTCGTGGAGGACCAAAAGTAAAGCAAGCAGGAGGAAACGCTGTAAAACATTATTCTAATTTTATTTTAGAGTTCCAAGAAAGATATAATAATGACATTATTTTTCCAAACCCCAGCGCATCTAAATTAGAGGATAAAGGTAGCCCAATAGGGCATTACTGTAAGATTGTTTTTAGAAAAAGTGTTAATGAAAAGACTGGAGGAATAATTCGTTACCCCATAAGATACGGACAATCTAATGGAAAGAGCATTTGGATTGAAAGAGAAATTATTGATATGATGAAACTATGGGGTTATATAGATCAAAAAGGAGCATGGATATCCATAGATCAAGAAATTCTAAAAGTTTGTGAAGAAAAATCAATAGAATGTCCTGAAAAAATACAAGGAGAACCAAAGCTTGTAGAATTTTTAGAAAAAAATGAGAAATTTGTGGAATTCATTTTACAATATATAAATTCTAATTTTTAACTTCTAATGACTAACAAGAAAAAAAAACAACCACCTAGAAGACAAGCTCCAAAAAGAAAACCGATTCCTGCAAAAAATTATAATATAGATAGATCAAATAAAGATGAAGATGGTTTTATTCTTTTATCTAAATGGCAGGGGCGTTTTGGCAATAGAATGCATCAATATGCATACGGAGCAACTTATGCAAATAAATTTGGGATAGATTTTGTCCTACCTTCGGACTGGGAGGGTACAAAATTATTTAATGGAGTTCACTCTGTAGCAGAAGATGACGAGTTAAGGCTTCATATAAATCAGACTGACAAACAATTTGACAACGATGTCTACAGAAGAAAGGCTATTAAAGACTATTCCAAAAGAATAAATAAAGATGTAGAATATATTAATCCCCACGATTCAAATGAAAGTTATTGTGGTAAAAAAACAGTTTGGTTTACTGATATAGCTTGCTATCAAGAAGAAATTTTCAAAGAAATGTCTTTAAAATATTTAAGAAAAATTTTTGAATTTAAAGACGAAATTAAAAATTTAGATATTTATAAAAAACTAGAAGATCGCCAAGGTAAATATAATATCGCCCATTTAAGACGTGACGATATATCAAACCCTAGTTATGACAATAATCGGGGGTATTCTGTTATTTCTAAAAATTCTTACGAAAAGGCTTTTAAAAAATTTGGAGTAGACCCAAAAAAAGTAGAATGGACTACAGATGACTGGACAGGTAACTGGGGGGTTGGAAAACCTTCAGATAAGCCTTGGCATACAAGAAGAGGTGGATGGACATATCCTGTCGGTTCAGAATTTCTTCCAGAAATTGGATTCGAATGGCTTCCAGACTTTCTAAGACTTTACTTTGCACGATCTGTTTTTAGGGCAAATTCTTCTTTTAGTTTTTGGGCTTGTTTACTTGGGAAACAAAAGAAAACATTTTCTCCTGTTTTAACGGAAAGAAATATTTATTCTGGGAAAATTGGTAGTGGCATCGAAATAGATGTTGATTTTGTAGAAGGAAACGATCCTCATTGGCTTTGCCTCGAAAAAGATCATTGTGGAAAAATTCTCATTCCCGAATGAGCTTTAATTTTTTTGATAATAATTTTTTTGATATTAAGTTAGCCTCATTTAATGATGAGGCTAATAAAAAAGTAATTAGTTTTAGTGTTTATGGTTCTGATAAAAAATATACCGCAGGTACCACACACAACATAAACTATGCAAAAAAATATTATCCAGGTTGGACTTGTCGATTTTATTGCAAAGAAGACGTAGATATTTTGGAAAGTCTTTGTGAGTCTGATTGCGAAGTAGCAATTTTAGATTCCAAAATTCCCCCTATGTTTTGGAGGTTTTTTACAGCAGATGACCCAAATGTATCTGCTATGATTGTTAGAGATACAGATTCATTAGTAAACCCAAGAGAAGCTGCTGCAGTACAAGAATGGTTACAATCAAATAATAAACTTCATTTAATGCATGATTGCAAATCTGGCCACTGGTCAGATGTAATGGGGGGAATGTGGGGAATAAAAAATCCTTTAGGTTTTTCTATGGTTGAAAAAATAGATGATTTTTGTAAAGAAAAGCAATACAAGTTTAAATACTCTCAAGATCAAACTTTTTTAAGCAAAAAAATTCTACCACTTTATAAAGATAGTTGTATTGATCATCATTTTAATCCAGACCAAAGTAAATATAGCTATTCAGTACCTTTTCCTAAACACGAACCATTAGAGTTTGGATCTTTTGTTGGTCAAAGAATATCAATGATTCAACTTGAAATGAGTCAATTTAATTCAAAATTAGCCCCAGAAAAAACATTCTTAATGACCCATCAGGCCAAGGCTGATTTTCTAAAAATATTAGATTTAATCAGGCAGATTCTAGAAAAAACTAACAATCTAGTTATTGCAGCAAAACCCCAAAATGCAAGAAAACTAAATACTGAATTTGAGAAAGAAATAAAATTAGGTAAATTGATTGTGGCAAATATAGATCGAGATATAGACGCATTAAATTTATATAATAGAAAATATAAAGAATCCCATAAATACCTTGGTTTTGGTACCCATGGGAAAAATCCAAAAGCAGGACAAAAAGGTTTTAACATTGAAAATTGTAATAAATCCTTAAAATTACACTTTAAAGAAGAATTCACGCCAAAAAGTTTTAAAGAATATAATAAAGAGATTTTAAATAAACCTTCGCTAGATAGTGCTCTAAACAAAAACAAACAATTAACACAAAAACCTTTAAACTCTTTTTTAGATAAAGAAGATTTAAAATTAGTTTCAGTTGTGATTGGTACATTTAATAGATGGAAATATCTTCAAAAAGCCATTGAAAGTGTTAAATCTCAAACTTACAAAAATATAGAAATAATTATTGTAAATGATGGGTCTACCCACAAAGAATATCTTAATACAATTCCAGGAGTTACCCTTATAAATCTGCCTGTAAATTCTGGAGAAGCACATGGTTTTAGGTGTAGGTCGTATACATATAATTATGGATTAAAGATCGCAAAAGGAGATTATGTTGCTTTTTTAGATGACGATGATGCATGGTACCCAGAAAAAATAGAAAAACAAATAAAGGGAATGGAGCGCTTTAAATGCGGAATGAGTTGCACAGAGTCAGTTCAGGGCAGAGGTCTATTTGATAATTCTAAATCTTACAAGATATACATGGGCGGGATGGAAAAAAGATTTAAAAAATGGAATGTTGAAGAAAAAACCTCTGGAAAAATTAAAAATGTTCCATCCTTTTGGAATAAAGAAATTCTATCCATTCATAATTTTTGCATAGGCTCTTCTGTTGTTTTAAGTAAAGATGTTATCCAAAAAGTTGGTTATTTAAATGAAACTAGAAGATTTAAAAAGGGTCAAGATTACGAACTCTGGAAAAGGGTTTTATCCACAACTGATTGTTATTTTGTTGACGATCCATTAACTTATTATGATCATGGACACGGAGACGGCAGACAATATTAATGAAGTTTAAGACTCTCCAAGGTAGTATAAAAAGAGTTCCTAAAATTAAAAATTATTTAATAGATTGGGAAAAATCAAGCAGAAGTAAAATTCAATTTAATACAAAAAAAATCTTAGAAAATATATGGAAAAACCATGTAGTCTTTGAGGAATTTCCAGTTGCAGGCACCAAACTTAGCTTAGATTTTTATAATGCAAGCAGACAGATTGCCGTCGAAGTCCAAGGAATCCAACATAGAAAATATGTTCCCTTTTTCCACGGTAATCATAAAGTAAATCATCTAGATCAATTAAGAAGAGATAAACAAAAAAGAGAGTTTTGCGAGATTAATGGTATAAATTTAATAGAAATATACGAAACGGACTTCAAAGATAATAGTGTCGAAAATAAGTTAAAAAATTTTTTATAGTGTAATTAAAATAAGTGAAAGAAGAAAATATAGATTTTAACGAACTTCCTAATTTCCAAATACCCCAAGGCTTTCTCGATCAACTTTATGATTTCACAGGAGGTGTCGATGGTAATTCTGGTTATGTTTTAACTTATGTAGACGACCAAGGAAGAGCTTTAGTTTATTCAAGAAGTAGTTCTCAAATAGTTGAAATGGGCCTAAGAAAAGCCCTTGAAAAGTATCTAATGGAATTAGAGGAAGGTGAAATTTCCTTCGATCTACCAGAAGAATAAACTTTAAGGTTGACATTTACTTTTTTGCCTTCATAATAGGGCAATGATATATAACTATGAACTAGAGCAACATTTAATTAGTGGGATTATAAAATATCCAGATAAATTATTTGAAATTTCTTCTTTTATATCTGAGAAAGATTTTTTTTCAGAATCTAGCTTAATAAACAAATCTTTATTTTTTGTCTTAAAACAAGCTATCGAAAAAGGTGAAGTTTTAGATGAATTATTAATATCTGAAAAAGTAAAATCCTTGGGTATTTCTTTTGAAGAAGGTATAGAAACTATAGATTATGTGAGAAGTTTACAAATGAGGCAAGTTTCTGAAAAATCTATAATGGAAACAGCTAAAGAGCTTAAAAAAGTTTCAATAAGAAGAGAAATTGCAAAGTCTGGAATGGACTTAACAAAGGCAATGAAATCATCTAACCTAGATAGTTATAATGATATTATTTCAAAGGCAGATGCTGTTTATAATAATATTATTAACTTTTATGATTCTGGAGAAAATATCCCTGAAAACTTGTATGAAGGAATGGAAGAGTTTATTGAAGGAAGAGGTAACGAACCAATCAATGAATTTGGCCTCACTGGTCCACACCAAAGACTTCAAGAAATATATGGATCTTTATTATGTCCAGGTAATATAACAGTAATTGTGGCAAGATCTGGAATTGGGAAAACTCAATTTTGTATGGATTTTTGCACAAAAGCTTCTTCAATTAATGAAAATGTACCAATATTACATTTCGATAACGGAGAAATGAGTAAAGAAGAATTAACACTGAGGCAGTGCGCTGCTCTTTCAGGAGTTCAATTAAGTTTACTTCAAACAGGTCAATGGCGACATGCAGGAGAAGATGTGGTTAAAAAAGTAAGAGCTGTTTGGAAAAAAATAAAAGAAATGAAGTTTTATTATTTTAATTGCGGAGGATTATCTACAGATGAAATGTTAACTATAGTTAGAAAGTTTTATTTTTCTAAAGTAGGTAGAGGAAATCAAATGATTTTAAGTTTTGATTATATAAAAACCACTTTTGCTTCGCCAAATTCTAGTAAAAATGAATGGCAAATAGTTGGGGAAATGATAGATAAATTTAAAAAATTAATTATGAACGAAATCACCCCAGACGGTAAGCCAGTTGTCTCCATGATAACTAGTGTTCAAATGAACAGATTGGGCACCAGCAGAAATAGGAGTGAGCAAAATATAGTCGAAGATGAAACTGTTGTATCTTTGTCAGATAGAATTATACAATTTTGTTCCGATATGTTTATATTAAGATCTAAAGAGCCAGAAGAAATAGCTTCTCATGCAAATTTCGGAACACATAAATTGGTTTCTTTAAAAAATAGAGATTTAGGTCAAAACCCACAAAGAGCATTACAGCCAGTAAGAATGCTAGACGGCTCATTAAGAAGAAATTTTATAAATTTAGATTTTAATAATTTTAATATTACGGAAAGGGGAGATTTGGTTGACCTAGTGGAACATCTAAGAGTTCAAGATATAGAGCCAGAAGAAGACGGAACATCAGACTTACCTTTACTTTTTAGTGAAGATGGATAGAGATAATATATATGAAACATTAACTTCATTAGGTTATAAACTTTCAGACAGAGGTTCTTATTGGCAAACCAATGCATTATATAGAAATGGAGATAATAGAACTGCACTGCAAATTTACAAGGACACTGGAATATGGAAAGATTATGTTGAACAAACTCCATACATGCCCTTTGAAAAACTTTTAAAAATCACTCTAAACACAGATGATGATAATGAAATTAAAAATTATATAAAAGATGACTTTCCTTTAAGGGTGGTTCAATCTAAACAAAAAATTGAAATGGAAAAAATTTATTCAGAAGATGTTCTTTCTAAACTCTTACCTCATTATAAGTTTTATAATGATAAAGGTATAGATGATCAAACATTAAAACTGTTTAAGGGAGGCTTGGCTACAAACGGAAACATGTTTCAAAGATTTGTTTTTCCTATTTATAATTTAAACAACCAGATTCATGGTTTTTCTGGTAGGGATATGGTTAATTCTAAAAATCGACCAAAATGGAAGCACATGGGGGTTAAATCAAAATGGCTATTTCCTAATCATTTATCGTCAGATTCTATAAAGAAAAAAAATGAAGTTATATTGGTGGAAAGTATAGGTGATGTCTTAAACCTTTTTCAGAATGGTTATAAAAATGTACTTTGCACATTTGGTTTGGAAATTTCTCCATCTTTAATATCCTATTTGATAGGACTGAATCCCCAAAAAATGATAATCTCATTTAACGATGACTCAAAATCGAGTTTTAATTCTGGTAAATTTGGTGCATTAAAAAACTTTTTTAAATTACAGGGCTTCTTTGATAATTCAAAACTTTATACTCACTTACCAAGCTTAAATGATTTTGGAGACATGTCCTCGAACGATATAAACGATTGGTATAATTCTTTTTTATCTATTGAAAAAGAAGATCATGATATTAATATAATAAAAGAGTTCGAAATTTTCTTAGAAGCCACCCCTATTAAATCTTCAAAAAAAATAGAGCAAACTTTTAAAAAATTTAAAAAAACATATGAGTGATCTATTTTTATCAGCCAGTAAAATAAAACAGGCACAAAGTTGCTCTTGGAAATATCACTGCTCATATCAATTAAAATTACCTCAAAAATCCAACGACGGGGCAAGTCGAGGGTCTGTTTGTCATTTAGTCTTTGAGTTGCTTGGTAAAGATAGACATAAACATCATTATGATAATATAATTTCATCTGGTACAATTCAGTCATCTAAAGCTGTTTCTAAATTAGTTTATTCTTATGCTTCAAAATTAAATGTTTCTGATGAAGAAAACTTAGAACTTATTGATATGATGATAGTTCAAGGTTTACTTTATGATTTTTTTGGAAATGATGATCTAAAAGCTTCGGAACAAATTTCAGAAAAAGAATTTAACTTAAAAATAGATCAAGATGGCAAGCGATATAACATTAGAGGCTTTATAGATAAACTCTTTTTGTATTCGAGGGAAAAAAAAGCTTTAATTAGAGATTTTAAAACTAGCAAACAAGTATTTAAAGGTAAAGAAATTTCAGATAATTTACAAAACCTTATGTACTGCTTGGCAGTTAAAAAACTATATCCAGAATATAATGATATAAATGTTGAGTTTCTTTTTTTAAAATTTGATTTATCAAAAGATTTATTAGGAAAGCCAGGCAAAGGAGTATTAAGAATGGAAAAAATTTCAGAAGACGAGCTAGAAGGGTTCGAATACCAGCTCACTTCCATACAAGATTATTTAGATAACTTTAATGAAGATGATGCTACTTCTAACTTTGCTGCAGATCAAGACTATCCATCAGATAAAACCTTTGGAGGTCCACTTATGTGCGGGAAACAGGGTTTTAAAAAATCTAAAGGAGAATATGTTTTAGACAAAAACGGAGAAAAAATTAAAAATTATATTTGTGAATTTAGAAATGGTTACGATTATTATGCAATATTAGATAAAGACAAAAAACTAGTAAAATGCGTTTTCACCAAAGAAGAAT